CCGCCTACGCCGGACACCGTGCCGGAACCGTTGTGATACCCGGCAGGGATCGTATAGGTGTCGCCCTCCTGTACCGTTGCTGTGACCGCGCCCTGATTGACGATGCCGTCGATCTCATCCGCAAGATCGTCCAGCAGATCGGTGGATTCACCGAGCCCGAGGTTGACCATCTTGTTGCGGATTGTGTTTCTCGCCGTCTGAAGTCTGGTAATTTCCGTTGCTGTACTCATAGTGCATCACTCCTTGTCATATCGTTGCGAGTAAAGCGTTGATGTTTCCGATCTCGGTATACACCGCTGCCGAGGTAATGGGCCTTGTGTTGTCCTGCTGCGCCGAAGACGCCGGGGTGACCCAGCCCGCGCCCAGTGCGCTGGTCTTCGTCAGGATGTCACCGACCTGTCCTCCGCTCGGCAGTCCCCCGCCTCCTCCGCCGGATTCATCCGCCCACGCCGTGTCGTAGTCCGCATCGCTGAGTTTCTTCAGCACCTGCCCCATCGTGCCGCCGGGCGGGATCGCTTCCGATGCCGTCTCGGCCCGTTCAGCGCTTTGGGCGGCTTCGTCCGCGCTGGTGCTGGCCTCGTCTGCCGCCGTTTCCGCACGGTCAACGCCGTTATTGAGCGCGTCAATCAGCGAGTCGATTGTGGACTGCTCGGCCGGGGTCGGCTGGATGTCCGTGACGTTGCCGCGCTGCTTGATCGGAACGATAACGTGGTACTCTGTCTTCCCGCCGTACTCGCCCGTGTCCAGCCACACCCAGCAGTGCAGCTTCCCCGCATTGACGAGCAGCTCGTCCGGGATCAGGACCCGGTTCTCCGCCCCGACCATAGAGATGGTGTCGCCCGTCTCGCTCAGACCGAAATCCGCCCGGAAGCTCTCCGGCAGTTCAATATCTGTGAAGACCAGATACTGCTCCTCGTCCAGCCGGTAGATTTCTTTCGTTGTTTTTGTCTTCAGCGCCCCGAACGCCACGCTGATTTCATTGCTGATTTCCATTGTCATCACCCTCTCTCACTGCTTAGATTTCAACTTTCTTCAACCATCCACATCAGTGCGTACATCTGGTCGGATGTCAGACTGCCGCCGATGAAGGTTTCCTCGCTGACGGTCATCGGTTCAAACGCGATCTCAAGTTCGTCAAACGGCTTCATCTCTTCAAAGAACCGCCTGGAATTTTCTGCGGTGAACTGATACTGATCTCCCTCGACCGGCGTCCCGTACTTTCTGATCAGTTCGTTCCGTTTCCCGTCATACTCGACCAGCTCGTTTGCCAGCTTCCGCATGTTCTTCGCGATGGCAAAGCCAAGCATGCCGGACTCTTTCGACTGCTGCATGACCAGAAAGGAATGATAGGCATCCGCGTTTTTAAGTTTCATAATGGCCTCCCATCAAGTCCAGGAATCTAATAGAGTGTTGCCTCTGTAAAATTTTATTCCGCTTGAATCCATCCTGATTGAATAAGAATCGCAATCCAATTCGATGCCGCCTGAAGAGTTTGTATGAACACCAAATGCCGAGTATCCATACGCTGATCCCGAGTCCGCATAGATATCTAAAATTCCATATCCCGAATAATCTGCTTTAATACGGTAAACGGAGACATTTCCAACGGAACTTTCAGAAGACATCCGCAGTTTTTGGCCGTATGTTCCTCCTCTGAATTCAATTTGCGTTCCAATAATGGTCGCGCCGTCAATATTTCCTCCGTCAATGATGCCGTCTGTAACCCGCAGACCATCCTTGTCCCCGACCACAATATCCGTACCGGACGCGTTCTTAATCTTCAGAATGCCGTTTCCGTTGCCGTTCCCGCCGAGGGTCAGCGTCCCGCCGGAGACCCTGCTGCCGTTAATCACCGTAGAACCGGTAGCCCCGACATCCGTTGCGGTAATATAGCCGGTAAGGTTCAGCCTGTTTGCGTTGATGGTAATGGCCTCTGCGGACTGGTTGATGGACGAAATGACATCCCCTTTCTTAACGGTGGATGTGATGCCGTCCGCTGTCTGTACGATCTGAGAACTGGCATACTTCATCTGCATGTTCAGCCGCAGGGTTGCTCCCACCGGTGGACTCCACGGAACCAGTCCCGGCATCAGCGCATCCGTTGAGACCATCTGCGGATAGATCGTATGATTATAGGCCGTGCTTTTCTTCAGATAGACGCGAATCTGGAAATTTGAACCGCCCGTAATATCGGTGAAGGCGTACCAGACCGTATTCCCGCTGTACTGCGTACACTCGCTCGACCAATTAATCAGTGCCGAGAGACCGTTGCTGGAATTGATAGCACCCATATCAAAGGGATAAGTTCCAGAGGTCGGGAAACTGGAAGGCGCTTCCACGAATAGCAGATATTTCCCGTTTGGTTTGGTGAACGAAGACTTGGTAAGAAGAACGCTGCTGGCCGATGACGTGGACGTTCCCGTCAGCGTGATGGAACCGTCCGGGTTGAAGGTGAAGGTCACGCCGTAGACCGTATAGTTCGACCGGATGGGATACGGTGCGATGTTCCTGGACTGCGTGACCGTGAAGTTCATGTCCTGATCGACTTCATAGGCCGTCTCGTTCGCCCCGTTGATGGCCTTTGCCAGCACGGGGTCTGTATGGTCGATATGCGGATTCTGCGCCGTACTGTCACTCCATGTGATCTCCGAGCGTGTCCAGATATATTTTCCGCTCTCCCACACGGGCTGCGCCGTCCCCCAGCTTCCTCCCGTCTGCGTGGTGCTGGAGGTGGACAGATAATACTGCTCCACGATGGCCGAGACCCCGATGCCGTCCTCACCCTGTTCTCCGGGCTGTCCCGCCGCGCCCTGGATGCAGGTCGGAGAAGACGTGGTTGGTGTTCCGCTGCCGCTGACAGTCTTCGTCCGCTGCCAGATGTACTTGCCTTCCTCCCACACCGGCGTATCCGTAGACCAGCCGCTGGTCGGGGCCACCGTGCTGCTCGTCCCTTTGGCGTACTCCACATCCACATCGGCGATTAGGGCATCTTCCGCCCCCTGCGCTCTGGAAACCTCGCTGATGATGCTCTGCGCCGTTACCCGAAGGCTGGATTCCAGCTGGCTCAGTCTGTCGGATACCGCCGCGCCGACCGGCGGTTCCCAGTCGCGCAGGGACGAGCCGGACACGGCCTGCGGATACAGCACCGCGTGGACCGTCTCCCCGCTGTTGACCGCGAAGATGAATCCGATGTTCCCGGATGCGCTGCGGCTTGTGGAATAGATTTTCTTCCCGCCCCGCTTCGTCACGGTCCCGAGGTTGTAGGCCGAGCTGCCGATCTTCACCCGCAGCGGAACCGTATAGGATGAGGCGGGCTGAAAGTCCGGCGGCGTCTCCACCGAGAAGGTATAGGTCCCGGACGTCAGTTCCGTCTCTCCGGCGAAACCGGTATAAACGGACGCCGTTGCCGTCCCGTCAACCGCGACCGAACCGTCATAGTTATACGTGAAGCGAAGCCCGCTCACAGTGACGACCGGCTCTTCTGAAAACGGATAGTGGAGAAGGTTCAGAGACTGCGTTATCCGTTCAGCTCCCACCGCCTGTGCGGTCAGTTCCACGGCCTCCGCTGTCTGCTCGATGGCCGTCTTCGCCGCGACAATCTCTTCCTGCAGGTCATCCGCCTTCCCATCGGTGTAGCGCATGCTCTTGCGGTAGTTCTTCGCGCTCTCGTCCAGATAGTTGTATTCGTGGTTGACTTCTTCCTCAAAGGCGGCTGCGATGTCCGCCGTAGGCCATGTGCGGATATTCCAGTTTGCACTCATCATCTGGTATCCCTGCTGCCCGATGACCGCGATGTCGCCGATCTCCGCCGCCGGGTCGAGATTGGCCCGCCCTGCCGCGAACGGCTTATAGACATAGCCCTGCGTCCTGCCGAGACAGAGCGCCGCCACGCCGTCCGAGTCCGCGAAATTGCATTGCGCCTGCAGGACATACCCGGTGGTCGTACCCGCCGTGATGACGGTTCCGTTCTCCGTCTCCAGCCGCACTCCCGACACCGCCGCAAGAGCCGGTGAGGTGTCCAGGCTCTGCGCCCGCAGTCCGATGACGACGCTGTCCGCACCCGTGTCTCCGGCATTCTGCAGCGGGACGAGCCGCAGTTTGTTCTCAAAGGTCATCACCCAGTTGCCGCCGTGCGCCGCCGCGATGGTCTTCAGCACATCCCGCACCGTGGCTGTGGTATCCAGTCCGATGAAGGCGACCGTGTTGTTGACGGAACTGCGGCTGTCCAGCGTGATGAGGCCCGCGTCCACGATCATGTCCAGCCACGCCTTCGCCGTGATGGGCCAGCTATCCGGGAGGTCTTCTTCCGGCACGACGTCCGTCCAGAACTGTTCCGTCTTCAGCATCCCGTCAAAGGCTTCGACCGTCAGGAATCCGTTTTCCGTCTCCGCCCGCGCGTCCGTATACCATGTCCCCATCGGCAGCCACCCGGCTTTTGTCTGTCCGTCTGCCGACGAGAGCCGAAGGCGCAGCGTGAATGCCGCCATCCTCGGCCAGTTTGCGGAGCTTTCCTTCACCCGCAGTCTGCAGGTCGCCGCACAGGCGTTCCCGACAGACGGGCCGTCCCCGTCAAACAGGCTCTGCCCGATGCTCAGATCATAAATGTCGTGGATATCGTAGCTCCGGTTCCCGCAGACGACCTCCACTTCATAGAAAGACCCCGTCTGGCTTCGGAGCGTGTTGTAGGGTTCCGGCATATTCCGCATGTCCGCTTCTCATCTCCTTTTCCAAACAGGGTATTTCTTCGTTCTCTATTTCTCAACCAGCGGGAAGGTGATGCCATCCCACAGTCCGGTGTTCCCTTTGACCATCAGGAAGCTTGCCGGGTTGTTGTTGGCATACATGGTCTTCGTGACCACCGTCCCCGCCATCGGGTCGTCATAGCGCACCGTCACGAACTCCGGCATGATGGCGCTCAGCACCACACTTGCCTGTTCCGTGGTCAGCGGTCTGCAGGTGATGTCTAGCCGGATCTTCGTCCCGACCCGGTAGCGCTCTATCTCTCCCGCGAGGTTTCTCCCGGCGTCCGGCCCGTCCACGTCCTGTCTCGACCATTTGATCCCGCGATAGGCGATATAGGGCAGGATGTCCACGCCGTCAATCGTAAAGGTCATGTTCATTCCTCTCACCCCGCCGCTCTGGCAAACTGCCGCTGATACTTCGTCGTCGTCCGGGCGATCTCCCTGCCGTCCAGGTTGATGACGACCGTCCTGTCGCCGCTTCCCGTCCCGCTGTCACTCATGGCCCGGATAAAGGCTCCGTAGGTCGCTTCCGCGATGCCCTCGGTGATCTGCCGGTTGTTGGCTACCACCGTCTTTCCGTTGGAGAAGGTTCCCGCAATCTCACCCCGGTTCATGAAGAAGGGGCCTTCCTCGACAAAACCGCCTTCCGCGTGGCTCATGCCCCGCAGTTTCCTCCGCATCTCTTCAACCATGTCTATCGGGTCTTGGCTGCGCTGTACGGTGACCTGCGGTGTGACCCAGTCGCTGACCGTATCCCGGACGTTTCGAATCACGTCTCTCGCCGTGTCCATCACGCCGCCGAGGGAATCGGCAAGCCTGCTTCCCGCGTCTCTCGCGTAATCCAGCGCGTCGCTCAGAAAACCTCTGACATTCGACATGGCGTTGCCAATGCCCTGTGCCATGCTCTCTCCGATACCGATGATGCTTCCGGCTGCCGAGCTTGCTTCCTGAATCAGCGATCCCCATGCGCTGTTCGCCGCCGCACTGATATTTCCCCACGCCGTGCTTGCCGCCGCGCTGATCGCGCCCCATGCGGTCTCCGCAACCGTCCTGATGGCGTTCCACGCGGTTTCCGCGTTCATTTTGATGGTGTTCCACGCATCCGATGCATTGGTCTTCAGCGTGTTCCACGTACTGCTTGCCGCCGCGTTGATGGCACTCCAGATGGTCTGCAGGCTGTTTTGGAGGTTCGTCCAGACCGTCTCGGTGTTCTGCTGGACCGCCGTCCACGTCTCGCCGATCTTCTGCTGCAGTGACGCCGTCATGCTCTCCGTCGAAGCACTGACAGCTGTCCACGCATTGCCGACCTTGTCCCGCATGGTCTCCCCGGCCTTCACGCTCAGGCTCCGCATCTTCTCAAAGCCCGCCGAGACCAGCGACGTCGACTTCGCAAGCTTCGTCTGCATGCCGTCCACCGACTTGGGGACGTCCTTGCCCATCGTGTCAAAATCCGTGATGGCGGTGTCCGTCACCCCGTCGGAGATCTCGTTGATCTGATCCGCCTCCAGCGCGTAGGCCGTCCGCGCATGGAAGATCTTCGCGAGGAAGTCGCCGATAACGCTGCTGACGGGCCTTGCCACGCTGTCGTCCAGCGCCGCTTCCATGTCACCTTTCTTGGAACTGACGCCCTTTTCCAGATTCGCAACGAACCCGGCTCCGGTGTCCTCTCCCTCTCCGGCGAACAGGATCTTCAGCCGCCTCGGCAGCATCTCGAACGCCGCGTCCGCCGCCATCTGCATGGCTTCCTTCAGGACTTCGGTCAGTTTGTCTTTCACCTGTTCCTTGAACTTGTCCCGCTCGGTCTGCGGCCAGATCTGGTCAAACACGGTGGAAAGCATGGACCAGATTCCGGCCAGCTTTTCCCGGATCGCCCCGGAAATCTGTACCCAGTCCAGTTTCTGGAACCATTTCGTAATCGCGTCCGTCACGGTCGGCAGCAGTCCGTCCGGGAACAGCTCATTCTTCAGCGCAATGGCCTTTTCCCACGCGGTGCTGACGAGTGTCACGAAGCTATCCCGGATTTCCTCGCCCTTGATGTTCCCAAAAAAGTCCCGGATGGCGTTTGCCACCTCCACGGGGTCCAGCGTTCTCAGCCAGTCCGTCATCTCATTCAGCGCACCCAGCACATAGTCCGACAGGTTCTTCGCCAGTTTCGCCATGCTGCCAGGATTCGTGAAGGCCCCGTACAGCACGTCCCAGATCGCCGTACGTATCCGCGTGACCAGTCTGCCGAGCGTGTTGAAGTTGATCTGATCCCCGATGCCGTCCAGCATCTCCGCAAGTTTCCTGCCGAGGTTCTGGAAGTCCGCCGTCTTCAAGAACTGATAGGCCGTCTCCACCGCTGCACTGAGCTTCTCGCCGATTGTCTTTCCGAACCCGGTGAAGTCCACGCTGTTGATGAGGTCGTTGAACTTCCCGCCAAGCAGTTTCCCGAGGCCCGCCCAGTCGCCGTTTTCGATCTTGTCCCGTATCTCGTCGAAGATCCCGCCTTCCAGCTTGATCTCCTCGAACATGTTCTGATAGTCTTCGTACAGGTTCCCGGCTCCGCCGCCCCCGCCGGACGGCTCGTTGAGGCGGTTGATCTCGTCAAAGCCCAGCAGCTGGTTTTTCCATTCCTTCGCCGCCGCCGCGCCCTTCTGCGTCTCGTCCGCCCACGCGTGGGTATAGTCTCTCGCCTTCAGATAGCTTCCCTTGCCGCCGAACACGGCCAGCAGCCGCGTCATGGCGTCCGCCGCCGCCGTCACCAGCGCGATGATGCGCGTCAGCACCGGCTCAATTGTCGCCAGCATCGTATCCCACGCCGCGCCGAGCTGGTTGGACATCTTGAAGTGTCCGCTCCGCAGGTTGTCCAGAGAACTTGCGATATAGCTGGTCGCGATGCCGTACTGCTTGGCAAAGAAGTAGGCGTTTTCCGAGCCTTCCTTCATCGCGTCCGTCACCATCTTGATGGCGCTGCGGATGGCACGGTAAAAGGCCACGCGCCCGATGCCGCTCAGCAGCGAGTTGATGCTCTTCGCGAAGTTCTCGATCTGCCGGAAGCCCAGCAGGCTCGACACCAGACCGGGGACCTTCTTCGCGATGTCCCCAATCCATCCGCCCACGGTTTTGATACCGCTGGCGATGCTTCCGACGAGGCTCTTCGCGAGACTCAGCCCGCTCTTTGCGAGATTCACGCCGATCTTCGCGATGTGCTTCACAACGCTCAGCGCCGCCTGCGCCAGCGTCTTCATCAGGCTCACCAGCCCGCGCACGACGCTGACCGCGATCTTCACCGCCGCAGGCATCGCCGCTATCGCGGCCTTTGCTTTCTCTGCCGCCCTGCCGACCTTCAGCCATTCGTTGGCAATCGTCCGGATATTCTCCCGCAGACTGTAGGACCATTCCAGCTGCTTTTTGACAGCCTCGCCTGACTGCTGTTCGCTTTTTTCCTTTTTGCTTTCTCTTGCCTGATCTCCGGCCTCCTGCGCTTTCGTCCTGACTTTCCCCGCCTGTTTTGTTGCGGCGGCAAAGCCGCTCAGGTCCACGCCCTTGAGCCGCACCAGCTGGTCTGCCATTGCCCGCAGGTTCTCGACAGCCTCTCCAGTGATGCCCCTCGCTGCGTCGGCGAAAGAAGCAAGCCCCTCCCCTACCTTGGCGGAAAGGCTGATTTTCCCGATGCCCTCCATCGCCTTGAGGACATAGCTCAGCGAGATCAGGCGGTCAAGGCTGTCCTGCGTGATGTCCTTCGCCGCGTCACCGATGGCTTTGATGCCGACGGCCGCGCTGGACGGGATGCTGATCTTTCCGATGGTCTCCATCGCCTTGAGCGTATAGACCATTGCCGTCAGGTTCTGCACCGCGCTGACGGGAACATCCTTGATCGCGTCTCCCAGCGCCTTCAGATTCTTTCCCAGCGTAGAGGAAATGTTGATTTTGTTCGCGCCCTCCAGCTGCTTGACGCTCCGCACGATGTCCTGCATCTTGCTGACCACGGCGTCGCTCATGCCGCTCGTTTCCGTCCGCAGGCCCTTCATCGCGTTCTTCAGGGCGTTAATTTTCCGGGACGCATCCGAGGTCGCCGCTTCGATCTCGATACTGACTCTGTCAACCGGTGTTCCGTTGTCCGCCACGGTTCCTCACCCTTCCTGTTGTCCTTTTCTCGCTTCCATCACCTGGTTGAGGTAGGCAATCAGCCGCAGCTGCTCCCGTTCCTCTTCCTTCGCTCTCCGTTCCTCTTCCTTCTCCCGGTCCTTTTCCTGCAGGATCGGTTCCTCTGGATACCGGTTCGGCTCCTCCCCGTCAGACAGGAACAGGTTCCCGACCGTGGCCTGCAGCGCCTGCAGCACATACAGCCCCTGCAGCCACATTCTCTCGTCCTCCTGCTTCCTTCGGATTCGGAAGGCCCGGTAATAGTCCCGCACCATCAGCGGGTCGCCGTACCAGTATTCGTTGTATGTCATCCCGATGCTCATAAAGAATGGGCAGTCGTGTTCCAGTCTTTCCGATACGGACAGCGGAGATATAGGCTCCTCGCTTACAGCTCCACCGTCACATGAGGGTTTGCTTCCAGATCTTCATCGTCCTGCACAATGTTGCTCGAACTGAGCGCCTGATAGTACAGCTCAATGAGCCGTTCGATGAGCTTCGGACTCAGCCCGCCCATCTTCTCGTACAGCCTGTCCGTCTGGTTCCGGGCCAGCTTCCTGTGATTGGCACGGAATGCGTAAAACCAGAACTCCTCCCCCTTCGTCGCGATCTGGTCGCCGAAGCGGTCGTCGATGGCGAATCCTCTGTCCGCCATGAACTTCAGGGACTCCCGGTTAAAGTCCAGCTCGTACACCTCTTTGGTGTCGTTGTCCGTGATTCTGATTGCCTGAATGCGTTCTGCTGCCATCGTTTTTTCTCCTTTGGTTTCTTTATTTTTCCTTCTCATGTTTTTTAAAAAAGAGCCGGAACACAGGGAACCGGCTCTCTCAGCCTTCTCAGGGCGCCAGTGTGGGCTTGGTGACCCATGCCGGGGTGTTGGTCATGGTGATCGGCAGAGTGCATTTCCAGCCGTCCGCCGCGCCGCCGCCGCTGGGTGCAAGCACCTTCGGCTCCGCCGTGAAGACATAGGCTTTGTCCATGTTCTTGATGAGGACTGCAAACCACATCTTCTTTCCGGCCTCGATGGCGGTCTGGTAGGCCGGGACCAGCGTCTCGTCCCAGAAGTCCAGCATGGTGTCGGACAGGTTGGCCTCAAAGGTCAGCGTGCCGGGCGCCTGGCGCAGCCCTGTGATCTCGATGTGCTGCACTTCCTCGTCGACCGGCGTCATGTCCACACGGTCATACTCCGAGGATGCCAGCGCCGGGATGTTGGTCACTTCAGGAACGACGGCAAAGCCCGATGTGGGCATGGTCCCCGCCGTCGATTCGACGGCATAGGCGAGCTTCGTTCCGGCGATAATCAAACGGATTTCAGCGTTCATATCGTTCTCTCCTTTTCATTCAAATCAGCTTGCGTGAATATAGATTCTGCCGTCCTCGTCGGGGATCGCTCTCCCGCTGTAACGGCATACGATCCGGTAAATGGTGGCGTCCTTCAGGTTTGGGACCTGCTGGCGGAAGTCGCGCTTGAATCCCAGGCTCTGCATGGCCCCGTCCGCCGTGTCGGCGATGGCCTTCGCCTCTGTCTTTCGCCCGGAGGCCCGGTTGGAATAGATGTTCAGCTCGTACATCAGGTCCGCCGCGTTCTCCAGGCTCTCGCTGCTCCGCCGGTCCGAAGACACCCGGTTGTCCGCCTCCACGAGGGTAACCGCCGGGAACTTCGCGAAGCTCTCCGCGTATTCCCCTTTCACGGTCACCCCGCTGTGGGCTGCCCGGACGGCCTTTGCGACATAGTCGAACACGTCGTTTTCAATGTCGATCATGTGCTGAACACCTCCCGTGCCGCCTGCAGGATCTCGTTTTTCAGGTCCTGCGCCGCGTTGTACATCGGCATACCCGGCGCGTTGCCGTAGGTATGCGTCCAGTGGCCCTTTTTGCCGAACCACCAGCCCTGCTTGTCAAAGGCGTGGACCTGCCCCGGATAGGTTCCCGGCCCCATGCCCATCTCGCCTTCCTTCGGATGCCCGCTGCCGTGCTTGGTAATGCCAGCGCCGAACTCCATGAACAGCACGGTCTTTCCGTCCGCGTTCACGGCGAAGCGGTTTTCTCCCAGTTCCTCCACCGTGATCCTGTAGTCGATCTCTCCCGCATACAGGACGCCCGTAAAGTTCCACTCGGCGTACAGCGCTCCCATCTGCGCCAGCCTCTCGCACAGCTCCCGCGCCTTGGCATCCAGCCCGTTCTCGTAGGCTTCCAGCTCCGCGATGGCCGTGTCAATCGACTGCTCGTCGAAGACGTTGAGGGAGATCGTCTTCATCCGACCTCCACCTTCCGCACCGCAATCGAGACGCCGTTCAGGCCCTTCGCCACCCGCTTGACGATGTGGTCGTACTGCGGGATCTGATACACGACCTCCTCGATCTCATCGTCCGCGTACAGCGCTTGCCCTTCGACGATCACATGCGTATGCACCTCGGTGTAAGCAGGTTCTCCGTCCAGAAACAGCACCGCGTTTTCATCAATCGGGCAGTCCCTGTCCCGCGTGACGATCACCCGGTCATAGCTGTCGAGTCCGCCGAACTGCTCGACCTGCGCCTGCCCCGTCGCCGGGGAGACGTTGGCCCAATATGCCTTCGCCTCCTCGTAGTGCGGGACAATCTCGCCGGTCTCGTGTCCGTTTTCGTCGATCACCGCATGCTGCACATCGGGGTCCAGCAGACAGTACCAGAAGTCCCGGTCATTTCTCGTCCTGCGGACGCTCATACCGTTTCCCTCGCTTTGACAGGAGAGCAGATCGGGGTGATCCGATTTCGGATGGACGGAGGAACATCCCCCGCCTCAAAATCACGCGTCACGCCGTTTTCCACATGCCTGGTCTCATAGTCCCAGCCCCGCTTGTTCAGCTTGTAGGCGGCGAGATCCACCTGCACGTCCGGGTACAGTTCCAGAAACGCCTCCTCCGTCATTGTGCGGAAGGGGTCTCCGTACCGGTACATGGCCTTTCCGGCCATCGTCAGGAAGGCGGAGATCACTTCTTCTTCTGTTTCGTCAGAAAGCGCTTTTACCAACGCTATCTTTTCATCCAAAGTCACGCTCTCCGCCTCCTTCGTTTATTCAGCCGTTTTCGGCTTTCTGCCGCGCTTTTTGGGTTCGTCCACCGGCTCAACGGGAGGGAAAATCTCTGAAGCGAACGCTTCCCTCTCCACCTTCGGCGTCACATCCGCAAGCGTGGTCATGTTTGGGTTTTTCTCCTTCTCAAAATGCCGGTGAAGCATCATCGCGACTCACCTGCCTTACGCGCCCTTGGAGAGCTTGATCATGCCCTTCGGGTTGAGCAGATACGGAGCGCAGAGGATGGAACCGGCCAGAACCGTAGACTGGTTCAGGATGTCGCGGTCGGTCTCGATCATCACGCCGCGCTTCAGGAACACAGCCAGGGTCTTGGGCTTCACGATGTAAAGGTTGCCGGAAGTGATCAGACGGTTGGTCACAACGACGTTGCAGCCAAAGGCCATGCCCACCGTGCCGCGCACCTTGATGTTCGCCGCGATCTCGGAAGCCGGAATCCAGTTGGTTGCTGCGGGCTTACCGACAAGCTTGGCGTAGAAGTCGGGCGTGACCAGAAGGGTTTTCTCGCCGTCGTTGTCCTCACCGAACTTCGCAAGAGCCAGAGGAATGTCTTCCGGCTCCAGCTCGACGGTGCTGCCGCTGGTTGTGTAGTTCTGATCGCTGGCGCTGTTCGCGGCCAGAGCGGCCAGAAGAGCACCGTCCATCGCATCGTCAATGGAGAGCGCGATCTGGTTCGCGGCCTCACCGAGAGGATCGCCGTAGCCGGAAAGCACAGCCTCATCGGTAAGCTGAACGGCTTTTCCGTACTTTACGATGGTGACAGGCGTGGTGTCCTGCTCCAGCTTGGACAGCGGAATGTCATGTCCTTCGCTGACAGCGGAAGCGGCTCCGATATAGCTGTAGTAAGGAAGCGTTACAGTGTTGCCAGCGCGGCCTTCCAGCGTGCGGTCGATCAGGGCAAGAGGCCCGAAGACCATGTTGTGCGTCAGTTTCGGCTCAATCAGGTCGGCAATCGCCTGCGGATTGAACAGATCGGAAAGATAGGTTCCGGTAGTGGTATCAACAGTTGCCATTACATTTCATCCTTTCTTTTCGGGGAATTACCTCCCCATCAATTTTTCATATTCGTCGCGGTGTTCATTCATGAACTTGATCCTTTCAGGGAACTTCATGCCGTCAAGCTGTTCCCGCGTGATGGTCGGGCCATCCGAAGCGCCCGCTCCCGGAGCCGGAATCTTCCCAAATTCCAGCCGCAGGGCCTTCTCCTTCGCCGTCCATGCCTTCTGAATTGCCGTGAGCGCCGCGTCCACGTCTTCCGCACCGTACAGATACTCCGCAATCTGACCGGCAGCTTCGCTGTCTCCGATCAGCGGCGCGATCTTGGCGGTTGTCGCGGCAACAGCCTTCTCCTTGCGGAGCGTTTCCAGCTCCTGCATCAGCGCTTCCTGCTGAACCTTTGCCTCTTCGGCGGCAATTTCCTCGGCGGACTGTTTCGCCCGGAGCTGCTTCTTGTAGTCCCCGGCCTCTTTGGTCGCCTTGTCAAGCGCCGCCTTCTGCTTGGCCATCTCGGCCCGGAGTTTTGCCAGTTCTGCGGTTTCGGTCACGGTTTCCGAAACGGTTTCCTGTTCCTTGTTTTCCGCTCCCACTTCCACTTCCTGCGCCACGTTGGTGTCAAGTTCTGCCATGATTCAGTTTCTCCTTTGCGTTATTAAGGTGATTCTCTTCACCATTTTTTTGCGCTTTTATACTGGATCTCCCCAGTTTTTGCGTTTCACAAAGCAGTTCTCTCTGCTGATATTGCAAACGGTTTCCCGTCTATATCCTGTGTTTCTTCACGCATTCCTCATGCGCTTTCATTACCTCATCCATAGTGATATTCCGATACTTCCGTACCAGATCGAACTGCTGCCAGTCGGAATACCCGGCATAGTGCGTGATTTTCGGTTCCTTCACCTTTTCCGTGAACAGCGTCGCGTTGTACACGCTGTCCATCGGAAGGATTTTTCCCTGGCACTGGTAGTTAAAAGCGTCTTGCTCCAGAAACTGATAACGGTATGTGCCAAGCATCCGAACCACTTCCTCCGCTTTGCCGTCCCGCAGTGCGCCCAGATTGTACAGGCACACGCCGATGTTAGTGTAGATTGTGCCGCCACATGATTTGGCGTACTCCGGCGCGGCGGAGAAGTAATAGCCGTTCAGATCGATGTCCCACAGCTCCGAAACATCCTGTTCCACGATGGTGTCCACATCCAGAGACAGAAGCTTACTGAGCCACGGGAACATGAACGCATAGGTTGACCGGACCAGCGCCATGTAGGTGAACCCGGATTCCGCGTTCGGCGTCCCGGCCCAATGCTCTTTCTGGTTGCTGACATTGATGGCTCTCACGCAGTCCGGCAGTTCCTCCGGAAATTCGTCGTCCTCGATCAGCAGATAGATGAGATCGACATCCGAGTGCATCAGCAGCGACTTGTACGCCGCTTTCATCCCCGGATAGAGGTTCCGTGTCCCCGAATAGGCCGCGACCTTCATGCCTTCCCCATCCTTTTCAGAAAGTCCTTCAGCGTCTCCTGCTCCATCAGCATCCCATTCTTCACGGCTTTCTCCCTCGCCGTCACCGCGACCTCTGCGATGCTTGCGTTTGTCATACCGTTGAAGGTCTTCCAGAATTCCAACCAGAATCCCCGGAAGGCTTTCTCCGCTTCCCGCAGGTACTTCTGGTTCTTCGGCAGGTGATACCGGGTCTTCTGAAAATCGTAGTAGCTGTTCAGAACCGTCATGCACACCGAGGCTTTGTAAAACTCTTCCAGACCTCTTTCCTTCAGGTCCCTGCAAAGCCCCACCCGCGCCTTCATGACATCCGAATAGGTCTTCAGCACGAAGTCCTCCCGGTCAGTCCGCACTACGCTCTGGTTGTTCCAGCACCACACATAGAGCGGCGTGGCGATCTTTTTCATTTTCCCGTCCATGCTCTGCAGCACCGAATAGGCCAGCATGTTGAAGTAGCCGTCCTCATGCACCGTCATGTCCGGGTCGAATCGGATACCGTTCTCCGTCAGGAATTCCCGCCGGTACACCTTCCCGTGCATGAAGGTCAGGTCCTCACTGTGGTTGATCAGTTTCGGGTTTCCGTCCCTGTCCCATGTCTCCTCCACGAAGTTTGCCATGCACAGGTCAAAGCCTTCCTGCATGGCCGAGAAAACGAGGTGCAGCGCATAGTTGTTCAGAAATCCGTCGTCGCAGTCGCAGAACATCACATAATCCGCGTCGCTGGCGTCCAGCCCCGCGTTTCGCGCCGCCGACACGCCTCCGTGCGTCTTGGTGAAGACCTCAACCGCAAACGGATAACCTTCAAACAGATCGTCCGTCAGTGCCTCTTCCGGCCCGTCATTGACCAGAATCACCCGGATGTTCTCAAAAAGAACCCCTCTCTGCACCGCAATCGTGTCGAACAGATACCGGCACACACTCCACGGCTCCCGGTAATGTGGGACGATGATGTCAAGTTTCAAATCACACCAATTCTTTCATATGGCCGGAAAGTCCTTCTGCACCGCAGATGCTCCAGCGGCGGGATCTTCCCGATTTCATAAACCTTCCCGTGGAGATTCCGGCACAGGTCACAGGTCCTGTCATCGTCCTGCTCGACACGGATGACCTTCTTCATGCCCGCGTCCTTCAGCGCCTGAATCTCGGCCTCCTGTGAGGCAAAATCGCAGTACCATGCGCTCTGCTGGATCACATATCTTGCTGCCTTCTCCAGTTCCAGCTGCTTCTGCGTCTTCGTCGGAACAGCCGTGACTGCTTCCTTGGACCGATCACGTTTGCGTACAAGCTCTGTCTCGAATGCGTAATGTGTCGTCTCATTCGGTTCATTCAGAAACCCCGTCAGCCACATTTCGACCAGCTCGTCCACCTCGTCGATGGGCGGCACTTTCTTCCCCAGCCACAGCAGCACTTCCTCATACCGCAGCCGGTAGATGTCCCCGAAGGCCATCCTGCAGTCCGTCCCGAAGCGTTCATACAGCGCATCCGTTTCCTTCAGGACGTTCAGCTCGTCAAAATCCAGAAGACTAAGCCTGCGCTTCGTCTGCGCCGTCTCCCGCAGGATTCTCTTCGTCAGCGCCGCGATTTCCTCGTCCGCGATTCGGTACGGTTCCGGCATTTTCCTTTTCGGCATTGGCTATCCTCTCCCGTTCCCGGTCCAGCTCATCCAGAACCTTCTCCTCCTGCTTCCGTTCCTCCGCTTCCCGGTACTCCGCATACTGCAGGGACGCCGCCTCCGGGTCGGAATCCAGCCCGGAATACTTGTACGCCTGAATCGGCGGGACGCCCGTACTCATCAGCGTCGTGAAGCTCTGCGTCTTCGTCAGCAGGTCCTGATAGCTGTGTCTGGCAAACTTCGGCTCCACATCCGAGACCTTCAGTCCCTCGATGGCGTTGGCCTCCTGACAGATCTTCAGCACGATCTTCAGGAATTCCGTCTCCGACCGTTTCCAGTAGCCTTCCGTCTCCAGCGCCCGCGCCTCAGCATGCCACCAGCCGTTCTTGACGATCATCGCCCCGTTGTTGGAGGAATCCGACGTGTTCGCCGTCCCCTGGCTCGGCATCCCGACAATCTCCAGAATTGTCTGCTTGATGTTGTCAACCAGTGTCTGCGTCTGGCTCTGGTCCAGCTGCTCACTGAGGTAGTAGACCCGGCTCTGTCTGCCCTCCATCGCGGGCGGCAGCTTGATCGCGCCGAGGTCCTTCAGCTCCAAAAAGTCCTCCCGGCTGATGTCCACGCCCTCGAAGACCATAAGCGCCTGAATGAATTGCTCGATTCCATCGAGCCGGTCGCTCAGACAGAGGTTGTAACTGTCGAGCAGGTCGAGGACGACCTCGAAGCAGCCCATATAGCTTGCGTTGCACGGATACTCCACCAGCGGGATCATTCCGAAATTGTGTACCTGCGTTTTCGCCGGTTTCTCCGCCCGCTGGGCCGTACCGTCTATCTTGTACACCGCGTTTTCCGTGTATACCGTGTAGCGCACCCTATTCTGTGCCTCATCCAGAAACACATAGGTCACGCCCATCACGGGCTTCCTGGTCACGTCGTTGTAGCGCACCACAAAGGTGTTCCGCGAATCCGGGACGTAGATTTCAAACGGAGCCTCGTCAAAGTCCTCGCCCTTTTCCTTTGCTCTGGCAAAAGCCGGGGCCTTGTCCTTCAGCGTCAGGCGATATCCCACGCCGTACAGGAAGGTCTGGTACGCGAGGTCCATATCCTTCGGCTGCTTTCCCTCGCTGAGAAGCAGGGAGTTGAGCGTCTCGATCTTCTCAGGCACAGCCGTGTTCTTCCCCCGGCTGATGTACTGGATCGGTTCCCCGGCGTGTTCCGCCACCTTGAAGGACAGGATCTCATTGGCCAGATTCACCACCGTCCGGTTACAGACGTGGTCGTTGTACTGCTTTACCCGGTTCAGGATCGGCTGGATGCCTCTGGCGTACTTTTCCAGATACACCTCTTCCGTCCGGTTCCGGTTGTGAACGCTCAGCGCCTTGTTCAGCACTTCCACGACGTTCTCCGCCGTGATGTCCTTCACGTCCGTAAAGATCTGCCGTCTCCCGTGCAGATCACTCTTTCCAAGCGGATAGAACGCCTTGTCATCCGTGGAGCTTTTCTTGCCCTGAAGCTCTACCGCTTCTCCGTCTTCATTTGTCTTCGTGAAGCCCAACAGAAATCACCCCACAGTTTCATTCTCATAGATGCGGGGATTTGCACCCCGCGCTGCTTATTTGCAACCGACGACACCGGTGCAGGAAAAAACGTATCCAAAAAAACTGCCCGATGCCAGCAGCCGTGCGGTTATGTAAGAAAGGAGGCTCGCCCGCGCACCTTGCCTTGCACGGGCTCCAGATGAATCAAACAAAAAAACGGGCCAACCGCCTACATTTCGTAAGCAGTTGACCCGTAATGGCCGTTATAGTTACCGTGCTGTAACTACCACATCATATTTCTTTTTGCTTGTTACCTCAAAGATAACCAAATGATCTCGGATGACCCGCAGCTCTATACTCTTTCCTGCTGACAACCCGTCCTCGATCTGCTTAATAGCAATGGGCGAAAGTGAAATCTCTTGTTTCATCTTATTCCGTCCTATCTTGTGTATGCGCATCTATACACAGTCTATGAAAACACAATATGTTGTATCTGTCAAGACACCTGCCCACACAGCGGAAAAAATAACATAGCATATCTCATTTAAAAAGGTCTTGAAAAAACTTCCGCTTTACGTCCGAGTTTAAATGCCATATCTGCGGCCATTGCGAGCGAGTCACAGGCATCGTCATGCTTTGCTGCTTTTCCAGTAACCGTAAATGAAAACACATTTGTCATGAACTGTTGATAAGCTTTTGACCGTTTCCCATCCTGAAGAAAGATCATTCTCTCCCTGATCTCCGGCGCTTTATCGAAAATGCGCTGACGTTTTCCAGTTCCAGTAAAGTGTTTAGTATTGATCTGCATATTTACGCGAATACCGTCATTGCGAAGCGCTCTATCCACTTCCTCACCATAAGAAGCGGTCATTTTTGTTCCTTCAACCTTTACTGCCTGCACATCATATTTTTTTACAGCGGCCACAAGCTGCGGCTGCGTGACATTCTTCTCACCATTGTCAAAAACCACATCAACAATATATAAATCATCACCGTATTGATACACTACCGGCGCTGCCGTGTAGTCGCCTCCCCCGTATGCCGGGTCAACAGCTATGAACTTTCGATCAGGCTCCCCATCAGGAAGAACTCCGTTATAATACCGCATTCCACCCGGTTCAAAGACCATACCATTTCTTTCTACCGGACTTCCCTGATATTGAGCATACCATGAACTCATATCATTATTGTGTTCAAATGACGCCCGCCTCTGCTGAAAGTATTCTGTAGAAAACCCAACGCCATAGGAATAATTGAAATTTGACTCGTCATTCTCATCCAGGGCAGGAACATTTACTACTTTCCATCTGTGATCAACATATTTCTGGTCATTTTCCAGAAGATCTATACGCCGTGCAATACAATCCGCTATTGACCAGCGTGTTCCCTCCCAAACCATCTTCGCGCCCATCTTCAGACGCGGAATCAGATTGTTGTCTACTTTATCCCAAGCGGACTTCAAACGGTCAGCAGAAAGGATTTCTTCAATTCCGCTGTGAAGGTCATCTGCTATACAGTATCCGTTACAGTCGCATGCTCCGTTCAATGTTCCGTAAAGCGATCTTCCGGTAAAACTGGCATATCTCTTCTTTCTTTCCAGATTGATCAGAAGGTCCTTCGCGTTCGTTGAAGCAATCTTTGTCTGAAATATATCGCCATAGGCATATGTATAACTGTCATTAAGGATCTCAAGAAGGCCGTTATAGAATACGCCGACAACACTGTCCGTATAGGAGCAATACAGATTTGAGCGTTCAGAATTCCGCCCCATAATCCACAACAAAAACATGACCATCAGTGTGGTTTTTCCCGTCCTGGGAGGCTGACTCAAAAACAATTCATCTAATTTGCCGTCTTCCATGTCCTGAAGAGCATTGCTGATTGGCATAAGCTGCTTCCGCCTCGGTAACCAGAACTGTTCGTTCACCGGCCTGTTGAATTCCAGCGCCCGCATGAAGCAGTCAAAGTTCATCGGGCCGTCAAAGATCAGGCTTCGATGATATAGCATCGTGGCGTCAGCCCCGCCGCCTTTCCGAAGATGCTCCATCGCCAGCTTCCGAATTTCGTTACCGATCTCATGATCACCCAGCAGCCGTGCGATCTCAAATCCGTCATCCAGTGCAGCGAGATCCGTCTTCCCCCGCTCAATCAGCGACCGTTCCAGTTTTTTCTGTTCTTCAACCGTCATTGCCATTGCTATTCCTCATATCATTACCGTAAAAATCAAATGCGCCCGGAAGATGGTGGAGACACCTTCTGGACGCATTATGTAAGTCAGGGTTGTAATGGCATCGGATAAATCCGCATCTGCACTATAAATAGATTTTTATATCCCCTGACCATACATCAATTCCATAGCAAGTTCTCCACCCTTGCAGCGTCTATTTTAACCGATACCAAGTCCCAAAAACCAGAACCAAATCTGATTTCCCGCGCTTTTATTCACACAGTATGCTACTTTGACGCAGGTGTGTGTGCCTGTATTTACATACCCCGATGTTGGGTGTATAAAGGACATGTCAATAACTTTATGACAAGGAGGAAGAAATGAATATCAAAGCAAATACCGACATCCGAGCGAAGGCTATGCTGAGTGGTGTTATGCTATGTGAAGTAGCAGACGAACTTGGCATTATGGACTCCGCGTTCTCACGTAAGCTTCGGAAAGAATTACCGGAAGATGAGAAGAAGAAGATCTTCGATGCCATTGACCGTATTGTAGCGAGGGGGTGATTTTTCATGTGTGAAAGGCAATATTATAAAGCAGATATTGAAGTGTGGAATATCATTGACAAGGCTGTAACTCCAGAACAGGGATGGAAAATTTTTATGTCATGTATTAATTATGGTTTTGCAAAAGAACCGGAAACTGATCAACTTGTCGATGCGCTTTCTCGTCTTCTTATGATTAACGCCGAGTACGATATGGATATGGAGGATTGAACTAATGGCAGACCGTCGTATGTTTTCTCGCGCTGTTGTAGAGGCAGACCGTTTTCTTGAGCTGCCGTGGAAAAGCCAAGCACTGTATTTTCATATCTCTCTCAATGCAGATGATGACGGTTTCATTGACTGCGTAAGGTCTTTGTTCCGCATTCTGGATTGTGATCAGGAGGACTTAAAGCCGCTGATCGATTCCGGCCATATTCTGGCTTTTCCAAACAATGTTTATGTTATCACTGATTGGCGGCGGCAGAATACCGTCAAAAATGATCGGCTTGTTCCAACCGTTCATCAGGACATCATGAACCAGCTTCAGTTTGATGAAAAAAGTAAGGTCTACAGTCTGAAGACCAGCTCGGTTCCAGACTTGGTCCAAGACCGGTTCCATAATGGTTCCAAGTCTGGTTCCAAGTTGGAACCTAAAGAAAGAGATAGTATAGGTAGTATAAGTAATAATAAGGGAAATAGAGAGAAAGAGAGAGAAGGCAGTGAGGTTTCTTTTTCTGATTCCGGTTCCAGTTCCGATTCTGAGACTGCCTCTAAAAACAAAAATGAAAGCGAAAAAAAGAATAAAGAACTTGCGGCGCCGTCTATTTTGATGAAAGAACCTGTTCCTAAAGATTATCGCCCTCAATATTGGGAGGATTCTATCTTAAAAATATTCTGGGGGAAGTTCCAGACAGAGGATGACTACTATGCCTATACCGAGAAATACCGGGATGAGATTATAAAAATGCTTGATGAAATGGAGAAAGAATCAGGAAAGAAACCAGATTAATCTTAATCATCATAACAAAAAACACTTCTGTAATCTGCGATTATGTAGTTACAGAAGTGTTTTTAATTTTACATTAGAATCCTTGTATTATTATTTGTTTATCGTCTTCTTTCGAATGATCCGATTTTTTAGGTCTTCCTATTGCTTTTTTCGGTTGAAATATAGCATCTTCAAGTGACATTTTATTTGTTGTCATTCTATATTTTACATATGGTTCACTTACATTAAAATGTCTACATATGTCTGCAATATTACCTGTGTAATTATGAACAGTATAAATTTCTCCTCTTGTAGTTTTACATTGTGTTTCTAATGCCGTTTTTAATGTAATGCCTGCTTTTAATCTTTTCCTTACAGTGTGTTCTGAAATGTTATATATTAAGCACCAATCTCCAAGCGTTTTCTTTTTACCATCAATTTCATAAAGTTTTTGTAATTCTTTTATAGTTTTTTGAACCGGAAGTAATGACTTGCAATAATCGTCAATATTATCAGGTATACTAAATTTTTCAGTGTTACACAAATAAACACCAAGCTTACGCGCCATAAGAATAGCATTATTTGAAAAACCGGATTCGCAGATAACAGCAAATTTTTCACAATCATAATATCTTCCGCCAGCATATGTTTCTTGAATGGCGTCTACGCCAGCAGGGCCAGTTTGCTTTTTGCATTGTACAGCAATCTTGGTCCCATTTTCTTCTGTAATAATAATATCAACGCCAAAATCACCGCAATTCTGAGTTTTCTTTGCATTATAACCTTGTTCTTTTAATTTCTTTTCACATTCGTATTCATAATCGAAACCTTTTTTATGTCTCTTTCTTGAATCGCGTTCATGCTTGTTGGCATAAATACAATTTGGTGACGAACATGTTTGTATTCTTTTACTGGTAAATAAATCTGTTGGTCTCACTCTTATTTCTTCACCGCAATCACATTTTGCAATGAACATCATACCATCTCGGCCTATTACTGTTAGATGACCTTCTTTTTTTCCGATCCATTTATCACCAGAATAATCGTTTGGAACTTTATGATTACATGGCGTGATTTTTCCAGTTACAACATCGTCATATTTGATGTCACAAGATCTGGTTTTACCGCAAGTGGTACATCGAATAGTACATTTCTGATATCCGTTATACTCAATAATTTCCCAATCTCCATATACTTTGCCAATTTGTTTTATTCGGTTGAACTCTCTACGTTCAGCCGCTTTTTCTTTGTTGATTTCTATCAATGCTTTGCGGAGATCACGATCACAGTTACATGTTGTTTTACGGCCTTTTCCGCGCCTCCAATCATTTGCGTGGTATTGATAAACAATTTTATGACAGCGTATACACCTGACTTTCCATCTTTGGTCTCGCTTTCCCCAATCATATTCTACGTCCAAGACTTCATAGTCTCCAACAATCATTCCACGGTATTTTTCATATGATTCAGCTTGTAGTTTTAAAATGTCTTTCAGCCCGGCGATATGCGTAAGATCATGTTCACCATATTCTTCATTCCATAAGCAATACATTAACTCAACCTCCTCAATAACATTTCTATCCCTTCTCTGATTGCAGCGCCTTTACTTATCATTTTATCAGCACAGTATCTTCTCAGCCGCCTCTCCATATCCTCGTCCAAACGGATGCTGTACTTAATATACTTCGGTTTTTCCACGTTTGGTCTTCCAACTCGTTTACCCATTTTTTTACCAACCCCTTTTTTTGCTTTTTGAAAAATTTTTGGACTTTCATTTTTCTACACCAATTATACAGCAGCTTAATGCTAAATGCAAGAATAAATGTGTGGCAATAATTAAATGAGAATCTGATTTCGGTATCAACCCCGCCCCTGCCCCGTGTGGCCTATTTCCCCCGCCGGTATGGTCGGATCAGGCCAGCCCCGGCCATGTCCGTCATCCGCAAACAATCCGCTTGAATTGTCCGCATACCACAGACTTTTGGTTCGTATAATAAAGATTGTGCGTAACATGTACGCAAGACACACACAAATCATTATATTTGTCCGCGTGCTGGATACAGTTTCCTGGTCCTGGTATGGATCAGCAACGGCAGCAGATCAGGCGAAAACATCCGGTCGCAGTTCATACCATGAAAAAGCGAATTGTTTTCAAAAGCGAATTGTTTTTTAAAACAACTCGAACCGAAAATTTTCGAGTCGTCAACTGTGATACATTGCAAAATATCGCCACAATTGCGCTGTATTGCGTTTTAGCGTTCAGATGTGAAATTGTATTACCAGCACGCAAAAACGCTGTGACGGGCTTGTATTGCGTTATGACGATATAATGCGGTCAATCATTCGCTTGCCGATCACAGAAAAGAATAAATAGATATTGTAATATATCGGTTTATATATATTATGCACAATTCACACAGCCCGAAATTGTACATCATCAACAAACATGATATATCTTACTACATATCTGTTGACATATATAATGCTATGTGATATTGTATAGCCACAACAGGATAACAACAAACCGATTGAAAGCCCGGAACGCTGTAAAATCTTCCGATTGTACCTTGACAAGCATCTAACACGCAGCCGCAACAACACGACATGGTGTTATTTGCAGAATATCGAAAATTTCCCTTTTCCCTTTTCAACAGGCCATAGAAATATGGCTTGTAATGCAGCCGTAGACGGTCACAAGCCCGTAAAAATGCAGAGTGATAAATATTATTTGAAAAGGGGAAAAAGAAAATGAAAGCCAATTACAAACAGTTTGAGATCAAAACATTTTACCGTGGTGACAAGTGCTGGAGTTGTGACAATCGCAACTATAACAATCATATCGTCACGGTGAAGAACACGGAAAACGGCAAGACAACGCGCTTTGAATTTTGGTGTTCTATCATGAACCCGGAATTTGAAACGGAATATGACGTTTTGAACGCTTTCTATTGCTTTGTATCTGACGCGCTTTCCGGCCTTTATAGCTTTGATGAGTTTTGCAGCGAATTTGGTTATGATACCGATTCACGCAAGGCCGAAAGGTTTACAAGGCTTGCAAACGCGCTTATGCAAAGTTTGAGCGCGTAAGCGGTTTTTCTGAAAATGAAATGTATGATTTCATCAATGAACTTGCTGAAATCGCAGCTTGATTGTATCAGCCTATGCCGCCAATTAAACCGATTGACGGCATACACGGGTACAATCCCGAAAACAAGAAAAGGGGAATAAAGAAATGTTTATGTATGCCTATTTTGGAATGTCTGCGCTTGTTGCTGGTTATTTCGTTGTTATGTATAAAATATTTTATTAAAGTTTCTAATGGGTTTCTTTAAAAAGCCCATTTCCACAGCGGCAGCTGTAAAAATGCAAAAATTAGAAAAGGGGAATTAATACCATGACAAGGGAAGAAATGAATGCGATTTTTCGGGAAAGCAATTTCAAACAGATGCATATCAATGCAATTCACAATTCGGCATGTTTCGGTAAACTTCGGAAATTTGCAGATGGAAGCGGAAACTTTGATATATATTATGATCCATCAATGAATTGTTTTATGTCTATTGCGAAACCTGGAAGCGGTTGTACAAACTCGTATTT